GGAGTACAAAGCTCGCCCCTTCTCAAGCCGTGAAGCTTGTCATCTAGGAAAGAATACCCATACTCAACGCTATCTACTTTAGGGTCTTCAAGTACAGGAGCTCTTAATGTGTTGCCATTAACAATTCCATCAGGCTCATACTCCTTGGCGTTGAACACCATATTAGTAATAGCTTTATAGTCACCAGACTGAAGAGCCTCACTTGCATCTTTATAACCAGCAATAGAGCCTATCTTTCCTACTCTTGGAGGTAATAGCTGTACATCTCTTGTTGCTGCTTTTATACCAGCTTCATCATCGTCATAACAAAAGATCACCTGTTCAAAGGTGAGTAACCACTCAAGCTGAGCTCTTACTACTTTGTTACCTGATTCAGCACCGTTAGGTAAAGAGACACAAGGCCAACCCTCCCTAACTTGCATATAAGACAACGCATCATACTCTCCTTCAAAAACTACTAACAGTTTGTTGTTTCCTCCCCAAAGCTGCTGAAACAAGAACCTGTTATCTGGGTTAGTTCCGTGCATTAGGAACTGCTTATTAGGCTTACGGATTTTGTATCCAGTAAGAACCCGATCGTTGTTATAGATGGGAGTGAAGTAAGCAGGCTCACCGCCGTGACTACTCTTTATATAAGTAGCTTTCTGACAAATAGCAGACTTAATCCCACGACTAGGGATATCTACATAGTCTCCTAGTACAGGATCAATCTCCTGAGGTGATGATTTAGTCATTGGTAGTTGAAAGGAGTTAGAAGGGTCAGAATACACCTGATAAGAACAGCCAGGTGTAAAACATTTTTCACTGCCGTCTTCAAAGATAGCTCTGTTATCACGAGAACCACAAAGAGGACACGGCGCTTTAATAGTAGGCATTTAAAAAACCTCCAGGTGGGGATCTCCCTGGAGGCTTTTGGTAACCCTTTCACTTACCGATTGAACTATAACAGAGTCCAACGTTTAGGCAAGCACGGACCCTTGCACCAGGGAATATTGTGTTTATCACACCACATTGCATAAGACATCTTTGCAGTCTTACTCAACTTTTGATGTGGCTTTTGAAAACACATACGAAGATCTACATCAGGATGTTGTTCTTTAAATATCCTGATAAGTCTCCGATCTTCTGAATCGAAGTAACCCTTAACTTCAATGACTCTTTGCTTACCTTCTTCATCAGAAAGTACAAAGTCAGGGGTGTAAGAACGAGGAATGATTACATCAAACTTGTGCTTCTCATACTCATACTTAATCCCCTGTGCTTTGAGTTCGTGGGCTACCTCTGATTCAAAGCCCGACCTAAATCCATCACGTGTACGCTTACCGTACTTATGAAATCGTCGGGCCATCTACTTTAGAAATCTGGATCTACGTCAGGTACGTTATCAGATTTCTTAGTAGTTTTCTTTTTCCTAACGCTAGGTTTCTTTTGAGTGAAGCCGTCGTGTTTCTCGAAGAGAGTACTGACGTCAGTAGCTCCACTGTCAGCTGCCTCTCCAGTAATAGCTTCAAGAATCTGCATAGCTATAGGTCTAATTCTCATGCCACCTTGAGGGCTCTTAGGAGAATAAGGCATTAGCTTTGTGCTAACCATCACAGTTGATCCTTCTCTAATGAGTAGGTCTTCTGCTAAAGCTTCGAGAGCTCCATCAACTACAGGAAAAGGAAACTCACCATACTTAGGCTTAGCAGTTACTCGAATAGTGATACTGCCATCCTCATTCTCGATCCAGGGCTCATCAAAGAAGCGCTTTTTACCAGATGTTCTTCTATACCAATCGCATAGATCATCATAGTTTTGCCTCAAGATATCTCGAAGCTCTTCAGCAGCATCTTCATCTACCCTAATCTTGAGACGAAAATCAGTAGGTTCGTTCTTGTAAGTAGGCTCTTCCCAGAAATTAGGAACCCAACCCTCAAGAACACCAGCAAATTTAAGCTGAGTATTAGACATAAGATTTTAAATTGAAAGGACTCATAAAAATTAAATAGAAGAACCTAAATTTAGAAACCCCCTTTATGCCACTAATATGATTGGCTAGGGTATAGGTGTTAAAACAGCTATTTAACTGTTTTAATAGTTTTTAATTGTATTAGAAGTACTTTAAATGCCCTACGAACAGCTTCAACTGCTTAATACTCCTAAGGAGAAGAGACCTACCTACCCCGAAGACGATGAAGATGAAGAAAATAGAAAGCAACCTGTGTTGAGGACCGAACGATGGCGATCAAAAGTTTGGGGGTAGACTACGAGAGTCGTTTTATTACAAACAATGAAGTTTGCAATCGCTCTAGCTGCCCTGCTAGGTGTAGGCACAGCTCCTGCCCTTGCTGGTGGCTTCTATGTCAACGCTGAAGCCAATAGTGGTTTCACGGGCTCAGACTATACATCTACTACTACAGACTTACATATCGGTTATGAAGGAAGCAACGAAGGCTTTGGTTATTACATCCAAGGAGGACCAGCGTTTGTCGCTACTGACGGAGCTGACGATACTGATACTCAGTTGTCAGGTAAGCTCGGTGCTACTGTCGCAGCTACTAACAAACTTGACCTTTACGGTGAAGTAGCTCTTCTAACTGATGATGATACTGACAACCAGTACTCTACTAAGCTGGGTGCTAAGTATAAATTCTAGTGCCACACTACGAAGTGGTATAGTGTAAGTAGCAACGGTTACAGATCTGTTATCCTCCGCTTACGTTCATCCCAAAAGGGACGCATGACCAACCAGATCATGGAACGGGGATCTGGTAGTTCAAGGAGGTTACTATGTGTAAGACCAAACTCGTCTACCGTGGTGTCGTCTATTACAAGGCCACCCACTAAACTAAAAGGGCTCCTCTAACCAGGAGCCTTTCTACTATTTATGGAGCATTGTGAAAGAGTACGTTACTTTCGAGGTGGCCTACTTAACAGACACCTACAGCTACGCAAGAGAGCAATATAAGAGCGCTATAGGTGATCGGGATAAGGACTACTGGGAAGGCTATCTAGACGGCTTAGACACGATGTATAAGGAACAAGTGGAGACTTCTTAACGTTCATCAGGCTGCTGACCGTCATACAGCGACACATACTGACCATCAGCATCTACAAAGAAGCAATTACTATCACGAATCTTGCCGTAGTCCTCTTGCAATAGTTCTATAAATGCGCCGACCAAAGCTTGACAAGTTCCTGCCTCTAATACTGCTCTGTGCAGGTCTGTCTGTGCTTCAGCTACTTGGGCAATTCTCTCGGTCTCAGTACCGGTCCACACCATCTCGTGAAGTGTATCGGCTTCTGCATCCAAGAACTCGATAGCGTTGTGTGATCTCTTCTCAAGTATCCTCATGCGAGCCATAAGCAGTGGCATATACTGCCTAGCCAGATGCTTAAGTGGACCATAGAACTTCTCTTTTGCTTCTGTTCCTGCCATACTGTCTGACATTAAACGAGTTCTCCTCCTACTATCATTCTAGGTTTACCCACAGCGTGTCAAATGGTATTAACGCTAATGAGTCTCATTCTCAATAGTATTTATACCTATGACAATACCTAGACTGGTATAGGTAGTATTACTATTGCAAATGATTCTCATTCTCAACAACTAATTATGATTGACGGTATTGCTGCACTACTAGTAATGATTATTCTTCTTTATTTAATAATTAGGTTCTATAATCCTCATGCCTAAGTTACAACCACCACCACAACATAAGCAGAGATATTATTATATATTCTGGTCAATTGCTACCCTAACAGTATTAGCTGGACAGATATTTGTGGCTACTTCTTATAAAGAATTAGCACAAGCTTTGAGACAATCTTTGATTGGCTAAGTAATAAAAAAGCCCCGCTAATTGCGAGGCTTGATTGTTAGCTTGCTTGTCTAACATATCCAAGGATAATAACAATTATCGGGACAAAGAATAATACTAACTCCCTCAATTGTTCTCCTCCTCTTCTTCTGGTTGATAAATATCTCCAGAAGTTAGGGACTTGATGTAATCAAATACAATCTCATAACCGTTCTCCTTAAAGACAAGTAGGGCTTTACCTAACAGGCAAAACTCTTTATATCCTAAGAGGTTAGAGAAGGAATATACATCCATGTTATTAGTCATAGATGTACCAAGAACCGAGTCACTGTAACCGATTAGATCTAAATAGAAAGTAAACGGTGAAGCACCTTGATAATTTTCAGACCAATAATATAAAGAATCAATGGCCTGAAACTCAGGTGTAGACTTGAAAGGTTTGCCTTTGACTATGGAGTCAATTGCGTTCCTTGTTTGTTCAGATAGCATCGAGGTCTCTCCTAACATGATGGTGATTCTTGTGATGAATTGACTGCTCAAGATGATAATAATCTTGAATAGCTTTCTGTTTCTGTGCCTCTAACTCTTCACGATCCCAGCCTTTTTTAAGACCAACTTCATCAAGAGTTTTGAGTAAGAAGATTAATTCTTTTGCTTGACTCATGAGACAAAAACTAAGAAAGGTTTTTCAGGTTTTTCATCAAGGTCACCACTGACCCACTGTTCAAGAGCAACTTCATACTGATGCAAGACATCTAGTTCAAAGTAATACTCTTGCTCGATTAAATCGGGATGCATAATTAATAATTAGCAAGTGGAAAGGTTGAGAAATTCTAATAGAATCTCCCAGAAAAATAGCGCCCCTAAGTAATACTTAAGGACGCAATCTTTGAGGGAGAATCAATTACTTTGATTCATAGTTTCTTTCAACTAATGAATCAAAGATGTACTTACCATTCTCAGATAAAGTCTCATAAGAATAGAAAATGGCAGGCTTAAAGTAAGTCTCCATCTTGCATCTCCTTATATAGTTTGGATGAAACATACCACTATAATTCTGTTCAAAGAATAAGTAATATGCTTCGACAATATCAAAGCGATTGAAGTACATTTTTTATACTCTCCTGAATGTTTTAGAAGTAGTAGCAAACCAGTTAGAGAATTTCATTAGTGAAGGATTAACTAACTTTCTTGTACTTATTCCTAAATCTTTCACATCAACCACAGCTTGGGAGGCTTCCTTGTTGTGAATAGCCCAACGTAGCTTGATGTCTCTGATTATCTGCTCATTTGTTAACAGTTTCTCAGTGACATTCTCACGGTCTTTAAGTAACTTAGTGCATTGCTTTCTTAGTGCTTCATTTTCATGAGTTAAAGCAGCAATGTCTGCATTTCTTAAATCCCATAACTCTTGGAGTCTAAAGACTCTCCCAGTTGTTGGATTGATTTCTTTGAATGGATTTGAAGCCATTGTTTTTCAAGGTTCGGTGAAAGGATGAAGGACTGGACTAGAGCCCTTCAGAGAGGCTGCTGAGAGCCTCTGAGAAAGGATCTAGATAGAAACCAAATTCATTTTTCAATGATTTTGTATTTCTTCTCGATCTCGGTTTCAATTTCATATTCTAGATCTGCTACTGAATCTAAAAGAGCTTCGAGCGGAGTGCCTTCTACTGCTTCATTCCAGTCATCCTCTGGCATTTCTTCACGAGCAAGACGTAGTTGATTTACTACTTCTTCGCAAGCGCTAAGAACTGAATCGATTGAAATCGATAAATCGTTGATCTTCATTTGTCCAGGTTCTGGGTAAGTGAAAGAGAATAAATACCCATGAACCATTGTCTCGAACTCTCTTGATATGACTAGAGTTTCGTTACAATGTTACAGATAAGAATAACTTATCACCCAAAAGCCTTGCCCTGTCTAGCTGTGTCCTTGGTCGCGTGAATAAAAAAAAAATAAAGACAATTACCCAGCTGGCCTAGGTATTTCTACACTCATTAGAAAAATTAATGGAAGATTCAATATATATAAGCGGATTTAATGCCCCATCG